ATGAAGGTCCTCATCCAGAACATCTTATAGGGACAAATGATGATATATCAACAACTTTAGAAATACAAACTGCTATAGGAACTACTCCTGATGGAGATTGGGGAGATAATACTACCAAAAAAATGTTAGCATATTCTAATAAAAATCTTAATAATCTTGAAGTTTATAATAAGGATTGGAAAACAGAGCATATAAGATGTTCAGGAAGGAGTTGTTCTGAAATGACTACTAATATGATGCAATTACTATATCCTCATTTAAGTCAGGATGATTTAGTTGCTGATGATAGTTGGTATAGAAGAAGTCATTTATTAGGAGATGGTGGACAAGATATATGGAGTCAAAGGACAGACGTGGAGTGGAATAATATGGCAAGTATACCTCCTGTGGAAACATGGAAAAATTTACAAATAGGGGATATAGTTCATTTAAATGCTGGGGGAAAGGACAGTCCAAATTTTAAAAAAGAAAGTGCTTATGGAGAGGGTCATATTAATAGAGGAACAGGACATACAGGATTTATTATAGGTAAAGATCCTAAAACAGGCATGCCTTTAGTTATGCATGGGTATAATCACAAGATGGAAGTCGATCCTATAAATAATATAAGATTAGATAGTGCCGGAGGAAATGTGAACGCAGTAGAAACTAGAGGAGGATATAAAATTGATGGAATTACTAGACCTAAAAAATTAATAAATAAAAATGATTATAATTTTAAAAATTTAAGTTTTTTCTTAGATAAATCAGAAATAGATGAACGTATACAAATTGGATTTGATGAAGATTACTTAAATACATTAGATACTGAGGACCGTAAAAATGCAAATTTTTTTCAAACCTGGGCGAATGGAGGTTATGGATATAAGGCTGTAGATGATATGAATTTAAAGGAGTGGAACGCACGCTTGGATGAAAGTCCAGAAGCGATTAATGAAGACCTCAATTATAACTATCTAACTAAAATGGAGGATGTAAGAGAGTTTGATCTGATAGATGAGGCAACACCTCCTATTACTCCTATAGAAACTATTTCTAAAATAACAGGTTATAAAGAAGACGTAGTTGCAAAAGCTGCTATGATGACTTGGGGATTTTATCAAAATGAAACAGGAGAAACAGGTTTGGGATCTGGAGCGCAAATGGGTAAACTTGCAGAATTTACAAAAGATAATTTTTCTACTAAAAATGCTGCAAGATTAAAAGCATTAAAAAATAAAGATATTAATTGGAATAACTTTTGGTGGAATATAAATCCTGTAACTTGGATCAATGAAGAAGATTATATGCGTAGTGCTGCACAAGAGCCTAGTAGAGGTATACTTCGTATAAAATATAATCTGAATGAAATAAGAGCAGATGAAAAACCATCTATAGTTGGACAATGGTGGGAGAAGTATGGATTGAAGGGTCCAGACCAATTAACTTTGGAAGATGATAAAGAAAATACATTAATAACTGGTCAACCTGGTAGAGCAGGCATGGCTAATTCTTTTGGTGCAGCTACAATGTTAACCTTAAGTTATTATGAAAATATTAGAAGAAGGCCTGGATATGATTCAGAAACTGATACTTATAAAGGAATACCTATTGATTATGTTGTAGCAACTATGCATACAGGCCAAAATTTGAATGTTACTGCCGGTAATGGAAAGACTGTTTTAGAAAACTTAAGGGCAAGTGATAGAGATTATTCTAATATTACAATAAATTCTGCTAATAAATTAGGATATACGAAAACACAATTATCTATCAATCCGGAAACTAGAAAACTTGACGAAAAAATACTTATAGATTCTGAAACACCTTTTAAAGAAGCTAATGATTTTATGAATAATAAATAATAATAAAGTGGTATATAATAATAGAAAAACTAAAAATATAAAAGTATAATAATAAATTGAATATTAGTAGTAAATTTGCATAAAAAACAAAAGATATGGCAGACGAAAATAAGTTAAAATTAGAAGATATCACTTTTGAAGATTTCATAAGTGAAGGTATTACAACTGAGGAACCTAGTACTAAAGAAGAGTCAGTTGTAGATAAAAAAGAAGAAATAGTAGAAGAGGCAGAGATTGCAGAACTTGAAGAAGATATAGAAGAAAAAGAAGAAGAAATTGTAACGCCTAAAACTAAAAAAACTACTGTAAAAAAAGAAGAAACAGTTGAAGAAACTGATCTTGAAGAAGAAATAGATGATACAGTAGTAAGTGAAGTTCTTTCTCAACTAGGGTATGAATTTGAAGAAGAGTTTGAAGATACATCGGATGGCTTAGTTAAATTAGCAAAAGCTGTAGGAGGTAAAATTGCAGAAGATCAACTTGATGGATTATTCCAAGCTCATCCAGAAATTCAAAAACATTTAGACTATGTTCTTAATGGGGGTAAATCAGAAGAGTGGTTAAAGATGTCTAATCAAATTACAGATTTTGCAAATATACATGTTTCAGAAGATGACATGCGAACTCAACGAGCAGTATTAGGAGAGTACTTTAAACTTAAAGGTCATGATACTGAATTTATAAATGAACTATTAGATGATTATACAGATTCTAATAAATTATTTGATAAAGCTAAAAAAGCTAAAGGAGCTTTGACTACTTATTATGGCGCACAAAGAGAACAGTCTACTGAAAAAGAAAAACAGATTAGATTAGCAGAGCAGCAAAAACAAAGAGATTTTTGGGATGAGATTAATGATACTATTCAAAACTCAAAAGATTTTGCTGGGCTAACAGTTCAAGAAAAAGATAAGAATAAATTCTTTGATTATTTAACACAAGTGGATAAAGACGGTTTAACAAGAAGAGAAAAATCTCATAGAGAATCTTCAACTGAAGTTAAATTAGCAATTGATTACTTAATGTATAAAGGATTTAATTTAAAAGATATTATCGCGACAAAAGCTAAAACAACTAATGCTAAAAGTTTGCGAAAAAAGATTAAATCTAATAAGTCAGTAAAAAATGCTGCGCGTCCTAAAAGACAAGCTGGATTTGATATTGATAGTTTAGATTTAAATTTGGGTAGCCTATAAAGTGCAAAAGGAGCTAGGTTATCATAACCCTTTAAAAAATGATTAAAAAATGCAAGTATTAAAAACTTATTACAATGATACGCAAATGACGGATACTAATTCGTTAGTAAATGCGCTATTGGAAAAGCCAGCTGAGCTTTCTCCAATTATCACACATCTTGCAGGAAGGGAAGACAGAAAGTTTCCGTTAACTATGTTAACTGAGGGAGTTGGTAACACGAAATCTATCGACAGATGGGAATATGAATATCGTGTTAAATCTCATACTGTTCATACCCGTCCTTGCGCAATAGCTGTTGCAGGTACTGGTGTAGGTGGAGGAATCTTCACTTTAACTTTTCCTGACAAATGGTTTATATTTCCATACACATTAATTTCTAATGTAGGTACTCAAGCAAGAATTATGGCTGAGCCTATTCAAGTAGGAAGTAATTGGGAGTATCAAATGCAATTAATAGATCCAGATCCAACAGCCGTTCTTACAGCAGCTGAGGGAGCAGTCGGAGCAATCTGGGGTCAATTATATGCTAACGTAGGAGTTGACTTCTCTAGAGGTAACGCTTCTAATTGGAGTACTCCAGGTATGGTAAGAAACAAAATTGGTACCATTAGAAAATCTTATCACTTCGCAGGAAATGCTAAGAACTATGTTGCTGAATTTGCTTTACCTACTAAAGGTGGTAAAACTACCAAAATGTGGATGGATTATGAAGAGTATTTACATATGCTTTCTTTTAAAGAAGAATGTGAAATGTTATACTGGTATGGTGAAAGAACTTATGGTAATAATGGAATAGTAAATATGACTGATGAAAATGGGCAACCTGTAATCACTGGTCCTGGATTATTACAACAAATTATCAATAAGGATACTTATTCTACTCTAACTGAAGCTAAATTAACAAATCTTATCGGAGATTTATTCTACGGTATGAGTGATGCTAATAATAAAAGTGTTACATTGTTTACTGGTATTGGTGGAGCTAGAGAATTTGATAATGCATTAAAAGCGTATACTGGTGGTTTTGCTGCTGGTAACTGGACGGTTAATGCAGAAAGTAAATTTATTACTGGTTCAGGACGTTCATTAGGAATGACTGGATACTTTACAAGTTATGATCATATTGATGGTCATTCAGTAAATGTGGTTAAACATCCAATGTTTGATCATGGTCCTGTAGCTCAAGCAAGAACTAAACATCCTGTAACAGGCTACTCTATGGAATCATATAGAATGGTATTTGTTGACACATCTACTTATGATGGTCAATCTAACATTCAAATGATTAACAAGAAAGGACGTGAGTACTTAAGATGGGCAGTTGCGGGCTCTGTGGTTCCACAAGGTTTTGGATCTAGCGATCTACGAGCTTCTGACATTGATGGTGCAAGCGTACACATGCTGAAAACAGCAGGTATTGTTCTGAAAAGATTCGATACTTCCATAGATATGGAATGTATACGCGTTTAGTAAATAGGCGTTAACTAACGTTTTCGTAGTCTATATATCTAGTTTTTTATAGGTTGAGGGGGGTGTAAAAACCCCCACCATCCTATTTACATAAAGAAAGTAAGGCAGAGTATTCTTATAAGCCTGAAAGGAAATTAAATTAATAATTAATAAAAAGAACATAAAATGACAAAGAAAAAAATTATGATTTTGCGTAAAGAGCCTACAGGGCATTTACCAAAAGAGATTCGAGCAGAATCAAGAATGTACATAAGCAGTGTGTACGTAAATAGACAACCTCTAAGAGGTGTCACTGCTGCTGAAGAGAAGAAATACTTAAATGGTATTTTAGACGTAGGCCCAGATCATGTAGATTGGCCAAAACATGTAAAAAATTATTGGGCGGATATGTCAATAATGATTGGTTACGGTGGAGTAGAGTTAGATATTTCTACTACTGATGATGATGAACCTTTACATGTTGAAGATTGGCTAAGATATAAATGGATTTTAAAACATCCACATGTTGCTCTTAATAAGGAGGAAATGGTAGGAAGTAAAATGAGATTTTTTATAAAAGATACTCAAAGAGAATTAAGAACAGCTAATAATAAGATTCAACAATTAAAGGATGCAGATAAAGAATTTATTAAGTTAGCTGACAATAAGAAAGATATGCGTAGAGTATATCGAATGATGGCTGATGATAATCCTGATAGATTAACTGATCTAGAAATTGAAAATAAACTTTATTCTTTGAAAACGGATAAACCTGTAAAATTTATACGAATCGCAAAGGATAAACATTTAAAACTTAAAGCTGAGATTGAAGAGATGGTAACTTTAGAGATTTTAAGGAAAATAGGTAATCAAATAATATATCAAGATGAGATATTAGGAGATACTTTACAAGATGCTGTAATTCATCTTAATGATAAAAAGAACTCAGGAAAATTAACAACTTTAAGGGCTAAACTTAAAGAAGCAATGTTATAATGAATTTAGGAGCAATGCATATCGGAGTACAACATGGGGTTGATAAAATCAATTCCATGCACTCTGATTTGTTACTTCCTGAAGAAATAGATTTAGAATTAAATAAAAATATTCAAAGATTTATTAATCAAAGATGGACAACTGGAGGAAATAAATATAGAGCAGGATTTGAAGAGTCTCAAAAGAGAATAGATGATCTTAGAACTTTAATAAGAGAATTTTCAACCCCTACAGTTTATAAAGGACATGTATTTGATAAAGTTTATATTGATGCTGGATTTTTACCTGCTGATTATATGTTTTTAATAAATATGAAAAGTCTTACTCAAAATTATAATTGTACACCATATGAGTTTAATATTATGACAGTATTAGTTGGTGAATTAACATTTGAAATGGATACAGATCATACAGTTATAGCTCAGGCTGGATTTACTAGTTTTATTGGAGCATATCTAGCTCATGATGACGGGACTTCAGCTCCAGTACTTCCTCCAGCAACTCCTTTAACAACTCCCTTTACAGGTGTAGATAATATTTGGGCATTTCATGCTTGGATATTAGATCCTGCAAATTGGGCGCCTGAAGTTAAAAGTATTGTAATACTAGGACTACAAACAGCACATATAACA